TGCGAGCTTGAAATCGACGGCGTGGTTCAGGTTGTTGAATTGGACCGTGTTTTTATCCCAAGTAAGCTTGGGGATAATATGTTGCTTATGCGCAACGACCCCACCTACGTACTTCGGCTTCGGCAGTCAGGTTCCGAGGCTCTGGTTCAGGCGTGGCTTGAGGGAAATTGGGATATTGTCGAAGGCGCCTTCTTCGATGAGTGGGATGAGACTATTCATGTCCGCGAATCGGAACTTATAAACTACCGTACACCGCAGACAATTCTATTTCGCGCGTTTGACTGGGGCAGTTTCCGGCCCTTCTCAGTTGGCTGGTATGCAATTTGTGACGGGCTTTGGCCCAAGCATGATCCTTTTCCAGAAGGATCGCTTTTTCGTTATCGAGAATGGTACGGGGCGAGCGGGCCGAACATCGGATTAAAAATGACCGCCGATGATGTAGGCAAAAAGATTATTGAGATTGAAAAAAATGAACGTATTCGGTACGCGGTAGCGGACCCGAGTATTTTCGTGCGAAATGGCGGGCCGAGTATCGCTGAGAGTATGTATACTTGCCGCTGGCGCCGGGCGGACAATAAACGCTTGCCGGGATGGGAAGCAGTTCGACAGCGGCTAACCGGCAATACGATTATGACTGATAACGGGTTGCTACAAGTTCCTATGTTGTATGTCGGGGATCAGTGCGAGGACTTGATCCGAACACTTCCGACGCTCCAACATGACGAAAAACATCCAGAAGATCTTGACACGGACGCAGAAGATCACGCGGCGGACGAGCTTCGTTATGCGTGCATGTCCCGCCCATGGCGGCCAGCAAAATTGCCGCAGGCGGTTTTATTCCCATACGGCAAGAATCCTAGTGATATGACTTTTAATGAATTAGTTGAACGAAACAGGCGCAATCGCCTAAATTCGGAGTGGTGAAATGGAAGATGGAGCTACAGCGCCCGCCGTCGAACGCTGGCTTAAGGAAATTAAGGACGCAGAGGCCCGCGAGAAGAAGTATAGAACTTCAACGAAAAATTATGTCGATGAGTATGAGGGCGCCAAGGAGAACCGCACGCCTTTTGCTATTTTATATTCTAATGTCGAGACATTGGCGCCGAGCATATATAATTCTAGGCCAATTCCAATTGTTGAGCGGAGGTATAAGGACGCCGATCCGCTTGGGAAGGCTGGGGCCGAAATTTCAACTCGTATATTAAAGTTTCTTCTTGAAGAAGAATCAGTGGATTATGATTCGTTTGATGACCTGATGCAATCGGCCGTTATTAACGGGTTGGTGACAAATCGCGGCGTTACTCGCTTTCGCTACACGGCCACGGAAGTTGACGAAGGCGATTTTGTGCGCTTTGAGAATGAATGCGTATTCGGCGAGGAAGTTCGTTGGGATAAATTTCTGCACGGATACGCGCGAAGCTGGAAGAAAGTTCCGTGGATCGCATTTGAGCACGATATGTCGCCCGCCGAGTTTCGCCAAGAATTTCCTGGTGTTAAACCGGACTTGGAAAAGCCGGATAAGGAGCAGATGCAGGAGAATAAAGGCGCGCAGATTGTTCGAGTTTATGAAATTTGGGACAAGGCATCAAAGAAAGTTTACTTTTTATCCCCGTTTTATAAAGAGTGGTTTTTGCGCGAACTCGATGACCCGCTGCGTCTTAAGGGCTTCTTCCCGACGCCGCGCCCACTGAACTTCCAGCGAAAACTTTCTACCTTGGTCCCGACGCCGCTTTATTGTCATTATGAGGAGCAGGCCAAGGAACTTAATGAACTCACGCGGCGCCTGCGCGCGATTATCAAGGCGTGTAAGGTTAGGGGTTTTTATGACAATACGATCGACGGGCTGGACAAACTCCTAGATTCCGAAGATAACACGCTTCTGCCAATTGAAAACCGCAGCGCGATGCCGGAAGGCATGGGCCTTGATAAGATGTTGTGGTTGATGCCGCTCAACGAACTTGTTCAGACGGCGCAAACCCTCTACCAGGCCCGCGAGCAGTGCAAGCAGGTTATCTATGAGATTACCGGAATTTCTGATATTCTTCGGGGCGCCAGTGTTGCAAGTGAGACGGCGACCGCGCAGAATATTAAGAATCAGTGGGGCACGCTGCGCTTGAAGAGGATGCAGAAAGAGGTCCAGCGGTACGTAAAAGATTGCATGAAGATTATGCTGGAAATTGGCGTAAGTAATTTCGAAATTGAGACAGTTAAGCAGATGACGAACTTACCGTTTGTTACGCAGGCGGAGAAAATGCAAGCGCAGACACAGGGCGAGGCCGCCGCGATGCAACAGGCTCCAATCCCGCCGCAACTTATTCAAATTCTACAACAGCCGAGTTGGGAAGAAGTTCTGGGGCTGCTTAAGAATGACGTGCTCCGCAATTATCGGATTGATATTGAGACTAATTCGACGATCGACGCGGAGGCCGCCGGGGATAAGCAGGAAATTGCTGAACTGCTGAATGCGCTTAGCCAGTTTATGAATGGGATCGCTCCGCTTGTGCAGCAGGGTGCCATGCCGTTCGATGTTGCAAAGCAAATCCTGCTGGCAGTTTCTCGGCGCTATACTTTCGGCACCCAACTTGAAGATGCGCTCAACGGGATGCAGGCGCCACAGCCTCAGTCGTCCGGGGAGGATGAAGCTAAGGCACAGGTTGCCAAAGTTGAAGCGGAGCGGGCGCAGGCCGAGTTTCAGATGGACATGGCGCGCGCTCAACGTGAAGAACAATTGGCCGCGCAGGAGCATCAATTTAAGATGCAGGAAATGGCCGCGAAGGCGCAAATTCAGCGCGAACAGATGGCGCTTGAACAGGCGCGCGTTAAGCTCGAAGCGATCCAGCTTAACAATAAACTCGCGTTCGAGGAACGGCGGCATAAGATGAAGATGGAAAGTGTAAGTAAGAGCGAGCCCGAGAGCGCGGCGTAGACGCGCGAAGCCGAGGCGGGAGGAATAAAAGTTTTGCGAACTCTTTACAATGCAAGGAAGCCCATATTATTCGCGAAGCGATTGGGCGCGCGGGCCGAAGGACCGCCGCCCATGAGCGAAGCGATAAATGGCTTCCTAAATTGTCAAGAGGGAAAAGCAAAATCTTTTTTCGATCCGACGAGGCCGAGCGATTAGGAGTATATCATGCCTCTTTATGATTTCAGATGCCAATCTGGCCATAAATTTGAAAAATTTGTTCCGCTTAAAGATTTTGATATGGTTCAATATTGCGCTTGCGGGGCGGCGGCAAATCGGTTAATCTCCCGTGTGGCGATAGCCGTGGAGGCCGTCGAATATCAGTGCCCGGTTACAGGTGAACCCATACTATCCAAGCGTGCTCACGAGAATAACCTACTTAAACATGATTGCGTTCTCGTAGAACCTGGATATGAAGATGATATTAATTCTCGTCGTGCAGCAAAAGATGCGGAATTTGAAAAAACTATAGATGATTTTGTAGATAAAGAATGGGATTCTTATTCTAGTGATAAACGCGAGGCTTTAGCAAAAGACTTAACGGCCGGTGCCGATGTTGTGGTTGAAAGGAAGTAAAAATGGGTGGAAATTCTGACGAAGAAGTTGATCTCGACGCCGCGATGGACGAAATCGCAACTGATCTTTTCTCTGAGGATATTGACGAGGGGTCCGAAGAAGAAAGTGAGGGTCTTGAAGATCCTTCTCCGACAGAAGGGCCGGAACAGGTTTCGGAAAGCGTTACTCCACTTGAAGAATCTGTTCCGGCCCAAACCTCCACTGAAGTTCAGGATTTAGGCGAGCCGAAAACTTGGACAAAAGAGGCGCTTCAAGATTGGGCCACAATCCCTGAACGCGCCCGGCAGGAAATTCTCAAGCGTGAGGAAGATTTCCATCGTGGCATCGAAGGTTACAAGCAATTTGCTGAACGTGGCCGTGCGTTCGACGAAGTTCTGGCTCCTTATTCCCCTCTTTTAGCTTCAGCCCAAATCGACCCTATTCAACTTGTCTCGTCGTTTGCCGGCAATCATTATATCCTGTCTATGGGATCACCGCAGGAAAAAGCTCAAGTTGCCCTCAACTTGATGGCTAATTACGGCATCGACCCTATTCAGCTTGCCCAACTTTACGCTCAGTCTGGTGGAACGGCTCCTGTTGATCCTGAAGTTGCTCATCTTCGTCAGCAACTCGGCCAACTTCAGCAGCAGATCGGCCAGCAGGCGCAGTTTCAGCAAAATATCGCGTTAGAAAACGCTAACGCCGTGATTGCTGAATTTAAACTTAATCACGAATTTTTCGATGATGTATCAGACGACATGATACAACTTCTGGAAAAAGGGGCGGCGAGTACGCTCCAAGAAGCCTACGATATTGCAATCTACCGCAATACAGTTGTACGCGACAAGATCATTGCTTCGCAGACGCGTTCGCAATCTTCCCCCACCGCGCCAACTGTACCGGCCAAGAAAGCTGCGTTAAAGGCTAATGTCAAAACTTCTTCTCAACCTAAGAACGGGACGGTTCCGGTTGGTTCGATGGACGACACTTTGAAAGAAACTCTCGATGAAATCTTGTCGAGAGCGGATTAATTTTTCATAAAGGAACTCGAAATGGCTTCTCCCAATTCGACCTTTACGGAACTTGTCTCCACCACGTTCCGTAAGCACAGGTCGCAGATTAAAGATAATATCTCTAACCACAATGCTCTTTATCGTTATCTTGTAGATGGCGGGCGTTATCGCACGGAAGATGGTGGTCTTACTATTGTAACTCCGCTTGAATACGCCACCAACGGAACTTATCAGCGCTATTCCGGCTATGATACGGTGAATGTTCAGCAGAGTGATGTTATCACTGCCGCTGAATTTCCGTGGATGCAGATTGCCATGAATGTTGTTGCCAGCGGGCGCGAACTTCGCATTAATTCTGGCGGTCCTCGCATTATCAATCTTGCTAAGGCTCGGTTGAAGAATGCGATGAAAACTTTCGCTAACAATTTTTCGTTTGATATTTATGCAGACGGAACTCTGCCTAATCAGATCGGCGGCCTCCAGGCTCTCGTTGCTGATGCGGGCACGGGTACTGTTGGCGGAATTGATTCGTCCACTTGGACGTTCTGGCAGAATGTTGTTCAGTCCGCCGCTGCTCCTATTCAGGGTGGTTCGGCTGTTACTGTTAGCTCGACTACCATCGAGAATGACATTATGCTTCCGCTGTGGATGGAACTTACTCGCGGGGACGACAAGCCGAACATTATCGTCGCTTCCAACGATTATTTCCGTTTCTACGAAGCCTCGCAGGTTTCGCTCAAGCGTTATGCTTCGGCGGAAAGTGCAAAGGGCGGCTTTATGTCGCTCAAGTATAAGAACGCCGATGTGATTTTCGACGGCGGTTCGGGCATTCCTTCGGCTCATATGTATTTCCTTAACACGGATTACATTGAACTGGTTGTCCACCGTGACGCTGATCTTTCTGTTCAGGACGAACTGAAGCCGACGAATCAGGACGCGGCCATCATTCCTATTCTTTGGATGGGTAACATGGTTGTTTCCAATCGTTCGCTCCAGGGCGTTGCCAAGGCGTAAGGAGGAAACGATGTCTAATTTCTATAACGTTAATTCTAACGTCATTGGCAACTTTCAGATCTCCGCACAGGAGGCTTCTGATAGCACGCAGCGCCACCAGTCCGGTTTGGTTGTTCAGGGTGTCAGCCCTTATTGGGGCCACGGTGAGTTCGTTTATGCAAAGTTCGGCGGCACTGTTGCGCAGTACGGCCTTTGTGTTATGACTCCCACGCTGACTTCCGGCCAGCTTATTCCGGTTATGACGCACCACGGAAATACTGCAAACACTGGTATGCCGGTGTTTGTTGCTATGGTTAGCGGCGTTGACGGTAATTGGGGCTGGTTCATGCGCCGTGGCGTAAGTCCGGTTAATGGTACTGCCAGTGTTGCTGCTGGTACTGTTATCGGTATTACTGCGGCGGGCCAGATCGGCGCTGTCAGTAATGGTAAGCAGGTTTTGAATGCTAAGAACATTCTTGCTGCTACCACGACTGTTGCCAAGACTGGCTGCACCGCTCGCAGCGGCAGTTATGAAATTAATGTGCCTAATTCCAATGGTTGGTTTATCGGTTGTTATCTCTCGGGAACTGGTGTTGGTTCTAACGCCAAGATTTCCAAGATTTCGCCCGATGGCCGTACCGTTACGGTTGACGTAGCTTGCTCTGCGGCAGTCAACGGAACCGTTACGGGCACTTACAATAATTCGACTATCTACTACAATGTGGTAGAACTCGAAGGTGCCTTTGTTCAGGGGCAGGTTGCTTAACCTAAACTTGAATGAAGTTGTGCGGGCCGGGTTCCTCTCCCACCCTTATCCGGCCCGCACAATAACTCTTGGAGAATTTTATGTCTGATGATCCTCGTCCCCCGTATGTTCGTTTTGAAGATCGTCCTATTGAAGATCGGGCTGCAAGTATTGAAAGCGGTCACATAGTTTATCGTTCTGTTCTATTCGCCATCATAACTCCTCCCGGCTCCCGTGATCAGGTTGAGAAGGAAGCGGAAGCTTGGTTGAAAGATATTTCTCGTGCAGCGAAAGAAGGCCGTTTCCCTGAAACTTGGGTGATGCATTTTGAGCGCCAATTCGCCGCCTTCAAAGAGGGGCTGGAACTTCCGGAGACTGGTACTCCTATTCGTATTTGGCCGGCAATCAATCGAGCTACTGCTGAAAACATTCTTGCGGCCAATATTCGTACAGTGGAAGATTTGGCCGAAGCAAATGAACCCGCTTTGCAGGCAATCGGGATTGGTGCGCAGAGTTTAAAACAGCGGGCTAAGGCTTTTCTCCAGACTGTAGAAAAGAACGGCAAGCCCGCTGAAAAGTTGGCGGCGCTTGAAACTGAACTTTCCTCACTTAAGAATGCTATCCTTGATAAAGATAAACGTATCGCTGATCTAGAATCTCAGGTTGAACTTCTTTCTAAAGAGAATGCATAATGTCTCTCTTGTCCATCGTCCAGTCGCATTGTCAAATTAACGGGTTGAATGTCCCGAATGCTGTGATTGGCGCACAGGACACTACCACGGTTCAACTTCTTGCATTGCTCAATGAACTAGTAGAACTTATAACAGATCAGGCTAAGTTTCAGGGTTTTACTCGCGAAGCCGTGCACACTCTGACTGTTGGTGAGGATCAGGGAGCAATCGAAAATATTGCCGATGAAGGTTATCTATGGATGTTTCCTGGAACTTTCTGGAACCGCACGCGTAATCTTCAGATCGCCGGGCCGTTTAACGAAGTTGAATGGCAGCAGCGTAAGGCACAAGATATTGGCGGAACTTATTACGGATTTCGCCTGCGGGAAAATCATATCCTAATCAATCCCGCTCCAGCTTCTGGCGGGCTGGATCAGGTAGTATTTGAATATGCCTCGTCTTATGGTGTAATTGATAATACTGGAACGGCCAAATCCGCTTTTACCGCTGATACTGATACTTTCGCAATGCCAGAACGCCTTTTGAAAAAGGGCCTTGGTTGGCGCTGGAAGCATCAGAAAGGTTTAGCTTACCAGCTTGAAGAACAAGAATTTTGGGACATGCTTAATAATTACATCGCGCGCGATAAGGCTGCTCGTCCGCTTAATCTCAATGGTTCTTGTGAGAATGATTTCCGTCCTGGTGTTTTTGTTCCGTTTTGGGATGCTATCACATGAGAGGACCGCGTTACCGTAGAAGTTATCGAAGCGGATACCTGCCGCCCGCTCCTGCTAATGAGGCGGATGGTTATGTTTATTCTCTCCCGCCTCCGATCGGCGGTTGGAATACTGCGCGCGCTCCTGTTATGATGCCTCAAACCGACGCGCTTGTTCTTGATAATATTTATCCTGATATTAATGATATTCGTCTCCGTGGTGGAATTTCTGAGTGGGCTGACGGCTTATCTGGTGGCTGGGTAAGGTCGTTCTTAAAGTATGTGGGCGGCTCGTCCTCTAAACTTTTTGCGTCCACTGACTCAGGAATTTATGACGTCACGCTCACGGGGACGGTTGGTGCGGCTGCGTCATCTTGCACTAATGGCGATTGGGAATACTCGAATCTTGCTAATTCGGGTGGTACCTACCTGATTGCTGTTAATGGAGTTGACGCAGCCAAACTATACAACGGCTCGACGTGGAGCGCGACTACAATTTCAGGAGTTACTGATAGCAACCTTAATAACGTAGTTTTATTCAAGCGCCGTCTGTGGTTCATCGAAAAAAATACGATGAATGCTTGGTATCTCGCTGCCGATGCAATTGGCGGGGCCGCGACTGTTTTCCGTTTCGGGCCGGTTTTTACAAAAGGCGGGCACCTTATCGCTCAGTTTGTTTGGTCTATTGACGGCGGGAACGGGCTAGATGATTATTTAGTAACTGTTTCTAGCGAAGGCGAGATTGCGGTTTACGGCGGGACCGATCCAGCCAGTTCTTCAACGTTCGCGCTTGTGGGTACTTATGATGTTGGCGTGCCTCTCGGCAAGAAATGTTTTGTTAAATATGGCGGTGATGTTCTTTATCTTTCAACTCGCGGGATTTTCCCGCTTTCTCGTCTATTAATTTCTACTAACCGCAGCGAAGCTATTTCCCAGAAAATTGATGATGCTTTCAAATCCTCTTCGTCTCTTTATAAAACTAATATAGGTTGGCAGGGCGTCATTTATCCTGAGGTAAACGCTTTAATTGTCAATGTTCCGCTTGTAGAAGAAACTACTTATTATCAATATGTAATGAATGATGTTACAAAGTCTTGGTGCCGTTTCACGGGCTGGAATCTGCATTCATTCGTTGTTTTTAATGATGCTCTTTACGCGGGCGGGGATGGAAAAGTTTATCTGTCTTGGGTCGGCTCCACAGATGACGGTGAGCCGATCAGCGGAATTTCTGCGCAGGCTTATTCTAATTACGGACAAGGGCGGCAGAAACAGCCGACTTTAATTCGTCCGGTTTTAAACATTCTCGGTACAGCCACGGTTCTCGCTCGAATTGACGCTGACTTTAAGAATATGATTGATAATTCAGTCATGTCTTTGAATTTCAACGGCAACACTGCTTTGTGGGATACAGCAGTTTGGGATGAATCTGTTTGGAGCGGGGAAGAAGGGGATATTGAAAGTAAATGGGCGGCGGTTCCCGGAGAACCGGGTTATCTTCATTCTCTCCGCATTCAAATAACAACCTCGTCCGGTGAACTTTCTTGGAAGGGCACGAATGTGCTTTGTAGGGGAGCCGGGGTGTTGTGAAACATATTGTCTGCAATCAGAATGAGTTTTTCGGCCCGTGGATTTGTAAAATTCTTGGGATCGAGTGGTTCACTGGTCGCGGACAGACTATCGGCTTGCTTGATAGTGAGAAAGGCCCGATTGCTTGCGCTCTTTATGAAGGATATAATGGCGCTAGTGTTATGGTTCATCTCGCTAAGGCGCCCGACGCTTCTCTCTGTCACGAATTCATTTGGTACGGAAGTTACTATCCATTTGTAGAACTCGGAGTTAACGTACTTATAGCTCCGATTGAAAGCACTAACAGTCGTTCTATTAAATTTACCGAACATTATGGCTTTACTCTTGGGGCGACCCTCAAGGATGCCGCTGTAGACGGTGATCTTTTGCTTTACACTATGAAGCGAGATGATTGCCCTTGGCTATCTTTGAAGGGATTTTCACATGGGAAAGCCGAGCACGCCGAAAGCTCCTGATTACGCTGCCGCCGCTAAAGAACAAGGTGCCGCTAATCTAAATTCGGCCTTAGCAACTAATTACTTAAATCAGGCGAACCAAGTTACGCCGCAGGGTAATCTTACCTATTCGTATGATACTACGAAGGGTAATACTTTGCCTGACGGAACCATCATTCCGCAAACTACAGTCACAACGACTCTGTCTCCTGAACAGCAGCAGTTGTATGACCAGAATACTCAACTTTCTATTGATCTCAACAATTTAGCCGGACGCGGGCTGGACTTCGTAAGTCAGGCTACGTCCAATCCACTTACTTCCAGCCAGTTCGGGCCGCGAGCAACAGCACCTACGCTGGGCGATCTAATTTCTTATCAGCGTTCGCCTGTCTTGCAGCAGTTTGGCTACAGTCAGGGCGTCCCGCAGTTTGACATTAATAAGGTTAATCCGACAAGTCTGGGTGATTTTTCCTATAATCAAGCTATTCCCGGCTTGGATAATATCTCAGGCTTCACCGGATCGCTTCCGAATTATAGTGAAATTCTCAATAATTCTGGCACGATCAATTCTTCGATTAATCCAAATGCTCGCACAAGTAGCGGGCCGTTGCAGTTTGATTATGGCTATTCCGGCCTGGCTCCGGCGCCGACTGTCGATCAATTTTCTTCAGATCGAGATTACATTACTAATCTCACAATGCAGCGCTTGCAGCCTTTTATGGATCAGGAGCAGGCGGCGCTTGATACTCGTTTGGCCAACCAGGGTATTACACTTGGTGGTGAAGCGTATAGCGACGCGCAACTTGTTCAAGGTCGCCGGGCTAACGATCAAAGAATTGCCGCGCTGTTAGCGGGTTCTCAGGAACAACAGCGGCTGTTCCAGAATGCACTAGCTCTCCGCCAGCAGGGTGTTGGAGAACTTACCGCGCAGGGCAATTATTATAATGCCGCGCGTGGGCAAGAGTTCGGCCAGAATCTTGCTGGCAGTGAGGCTGATTTTGCTCAAAGGCTTTCGGCGCTTGGTTTTGGTAATCAGGCACAGGCGCAGCGCTTTGGGCAAGGAATGACAGCGGCGGGGCAAGGTTTGCAGGATGCTCTTGCAGTTGCGGGCTTTAATGCTAATGCAGTTGGGCAGAATAATGCTCAAAGGCTGGCCGCGCAACAGCAGGGTTATAATCAGGCATTGGGTGCCGCCGGATTTAATAGGGATAATGCTTTGCAGCGCTTT